CTCTGGGACAATACCGAATGTTTCATCGAACATGAATGGTCAGGCCATTCTCTGCGCGACCTGGCCGGCGTACTTCACAGCCCGGCCTGGGATGAGACCACTCAGGGTATCAAGACCCAGCTTAAACCAGTGGGCCCTTCCGCCCCGCTCCTGGTCGAATTAGGCCGGCAGCTCCTGGCCGAAGATATGCCCCATCCGAATGTTGGTTTTTCTGCGGACGTTATCTTTAACGCCGCAGGTAAAAAGGTCACAACAATTCTACGCGTGTTGTCTGTCGACCTGGTCTTAAATCCAGCCCGCGGGGGTGCTTTCCTCCGCGCATTAAATTCAATCCAACCTAAGGAGAACCCCGCAATGCCCGAACAAACCCCACCCATCCTTATCCCCGCTTCCCAGGGGACCCAGGCCCAGGCCCAGCTTGCCGCCGATCAGGCCGCTATGAGGACCTTGCTCGACGAGCAGGCCCGCATCGACGCCCTCAACGCCCAGGCCGAAGCCGCCCGCACCGTGCGCGTCCAGATGTGCGCTTACTTACTCGACGCCGGCCTTTCCGCTTCGAAACTGCCCGCCCCCAGCCAGGCAGCCGTTCGTAAGCAATTCACCGGCAAGGTCTTCGAAGCCGTTGAGCTGCAAGCCGCCATCGACGACGCCCGGGAATTGGTCAGCAGCCTCACCGCCGCCGCCGTTGTGCAGGGCCCCGGCCGTATCCATTCCGTGTTTGACAGCTCCGACAAGCTGCAAGCCGCCATGGATGACCTGTTAGGCGCACCGCGCAACCCCGGCAGTGAAAAGCTCCAGATCGCCCGGCCTACCGGCATCCGTGAGCTGTACCTTACCCTCACCGGTGACTATGACTTTCACGGTGGTTACTACCCGGACCGTGCCAGCCTGGCCACCACTTCGGACTTCACCGGCCTGGTCAAGAATGCCATGAACAAGGTGATCGTCGACCGTTGGGCCGAGCTCGGGCGCGCCGGCTACGACTGGTGGACTAAGATTGTCACCGTCGAACACTTTGCCACCCTGAACAGCATCACCGGCGTTCTGGTGGGCACAGTCGGAACCTTACCCACCGTGGCCGAAGGCGGCGAGTATACCGAACTGGCCGTAGGCGACAGCCCAGAGACCGCCACCTTTACCAAATACGGCGGTTATATCCCGCTCACCCTCGAGCTGATCGACCGCGACAACCTCTCCAAGCTCAAAGCCTACCCCCGCGAGCTGGCATCCGCCGGCATCCGCAAACTTTCCAGCCTGGTGGCTGCTGTCTTCTCCGCCAGCTCCGGAGCTGGCCCCACCATGGCCGACACCGGCGCCCTCTTCAACGCCACCGCTGTAACCACCAAAGGTGGGCACGCCAATCTCTTGACTACCGCCCTATCCCTTTCCCAATGGGAAACTGTTTCAGCCACCATCTACAAACAGCCCATGCTGGTTAAACAGGACACCGGTTACTACGGGACAGGCCCACAGATGGCCCTCAATCCCCGCTACCTTTTGGTACCTCGGGCTTTGCAGCTCACCGGCCGGCGCGTGTTGTACCCCGCCCACGAGTACACCGCTAATTACAACGTTGAAAACCTGATGCAGGGCCAGCCCGGCGACGTGATCACCGTGCCTGACTGGACCGACGCCGACGACTGGGCCGCCGTGGTCGACCCGGCCATTATGCCCGCCATCTACGTGGGCGAACGTTTCGGCATCCTGCCCGAAATCTTCATCGCCGGCGATTCTCTCAGCCCCGCCGTGTTCATGAACGACGAAACCCGCCTGAAGGTCCGCCAGTTCGCCGCCGTGTGGGTCAACGACTTCCGCCCCCTGGCCAACAATCACGTTAACTAAAAGGGATCAGGGATCAGGTGTCAGAGATCAGGCAAAGCCTGAAGCCTCTTCCCTGAAACCTGACACCTGACACCTGATAGCCAGGCCGATTCAATCATCAATCAGAAATCTACATTCATCAATCAAAGGAGTTTTCCCCATGGGTTACAGCACCAATCTCCACAAGAGCCAGTTTATTCCGGTCTCTGCCTTCCAGACCGCCGGCACCTGTGTCTTAACTCACAGCGTCGCCTCCAACCTGGTCAAGTCCGCCCGCGCCGCCAACGACACCGCTTTCAGCGTGTTCATTCCGATTCCGCTGCCCTCCGATGACGTGAAGTTAAAAGGCTGCCGCCTGAAATCCATCGACGTATGGTATACCGTCGCCAACGCAGATCTGACCACCTTTACCGCCCCGGTCCTGCAAAAGCTCGCCTTGCCGGCCGACACTGTCGCCCCCACTGGTGCAGCCGTCCCTACCACCTACACCCCGGCTAACGCCACCTGCCTCACCCAGGCCGAGAAAAAGCTGACCGTCACCATTACCACCCCCGAATGGATCGACGACGATGCCGCCTACGTCCTCGATCTTGAAATCGATCCGGCCGCTGCCAGCGTCGTCACCTTCTACGGGGCCCGCGCTAATTACGATATGCGCGAGTAAACCCGCCCTTTTGAAACCGGGCTTTTTCTTTAAAGCCCGGTTTCTTCCCTCTCTTTGGTGTCATTGGCCAACGACGTGCGCCGGCCTGGTGACACCATCCAATTAAAGAAATACCCCAAACGAGGTATGCCATGCTTGAAGAACCCCAACCCATCCAAGATCCCGTTCGTCTCACCGAAGAACCGCCTGCAGCCCCGCCACCTTCGGTGGTGCCAGATCCACTGAATAAGTTCGAGCTGCTGCTTAAATCCCGCAAGTTTTGGGCCGCCCTGGTGGGCCTGGCCCTGGTCATCACCAAAGGCTACCGCCCGGATTTCCCTATCCAGGACGACCAATTAACCGGCCTGGTGGTGATCATCGTCGGCTATATCCTGGGAACATCCATCGAAGACTCTGCTCACCCGACGCCTCCTAAGGTGAGCTAGTCGTACCATTTACCGGTGCCAACTTAAAGGCCCTCCGGCCACCGCTTCCGGAGGGCCCAGGCTGGCCAACCTCGCTGCAGCCGGCGAGCCTTCCAGGATGGTACCAATTTCAACCCTGGGTTGAGCTGGTCTTGACACCAATCATCAATCAAAAATCAGAAATCAGAAATTTCTTATGCCCCTCAAACCCAAGCTAACCCTACCCATCCTCACCATGCACCGCATGTATGGCACCAGCCAGCCCAACACCTGCCAGGGCTGCGCCAGCTTTCAGCGCTTCCAGCAAGGGGCCAGGTGGTTTAAGTGCGCCCTGGTTGATTCCACCGGTGGGGCCGGCACCGACTGGCGCGCCAATTGGCCGGCCTGCGGCCGCTTCCGCCCCGCCGCCGAACCCGCCAAGACCATCCACATCATGGATTAAATTCTTTTTCTTAAACTATCCACTATAAACTATCAACTATAAACGAGGTCCCTATGTCCCTAACCCGTACCCCCTCAGTCGTCGCCGCCGCCATCGCCATCAACACCGCCGAATCGAACGTGATCAATATGTCCGACTTCTCAGGCGGACAGGTCCTAACCCTCGCCGCCTGGACCGATGCCCCCATCGCCTTTAAGGTATGCAGCACCCCGGCCGGCACATTTGTGCCCCTCCGCACCCAGGCCGGCGCCCTGGTCGAAATCACCAACGTGGTGGCCAACGCCGCCGCCTACCCACTTCCCGACGAACTTTTCGGCGCCCTCTATTTCAAACTCTGGTCGGAGACCGCCGGCAGCGACACCAACCAGACCGCCGCCCGTTCTTTGGTCGTTGCCCTGAAGGGATAATCTCATGCCCCTATCAAACCTCAGGCTTGCGCCTGTCCGCCCTAAAACCGCCGTGGTGACTTATACGATCGCTGGCACCATCACAGACGGCGTGGATCCGCTCGCCGGCGTGCAGGTCAATCTCGGAGCCTACCAGGCCAACACCGCCGCAGACGGTACTTTCACCCTCAACAGCGTACCCGCCGGCGTGAGCGGCAACCTTACCCCTTCTAAGGCTGGCTACACCTTCACCCCCGCCCACCTCGACATACCCGCCCTCGAGGACGACTTGACCGGCCAGGACTTCACCGCCACCGCCGACGAAGAAGAAGAAGAAGAAACCACTTTCTCTATCTCCGGTACCATCCTTGACAATGGCGCCGCCGTCGTTGGGGCCACCGTCACCCTCGGAGCCTACACCGCCCAGACCGCCGCAGACG